GAAAGTTGATAGAAACCATCATCACTATAAAAAAATACTTGTCTATTATCTTGACATACGGTTGATCCATAAACAGCTCCTCTATTTGGAGATATTACAGAAAGTCTAAATATTACATTGCCTCCAACGTAATCCATACGTATGATTTGATTTTGTCTAAATACATATCCAATCTCACCTGATGTTATATGTACTATTTTTCCTCCAGATCCTGGAAGATCTTGGTAATCAGATTGTTTACCTGTCCAAGTTGCCAGATCATTTATACCTGACCATTGAATTCTGTTTGTTTTATTTGTTATATTACCTACTACAAAGAAATCTCTAACTACTCCTGAAACTCTAAACACAGGTAATGTTCCTGCAGTTACTATATCTGCTAAATTTGTAAATTGAGTTACTGGATTTCCTCCAACGAAATTAGTAACAGCTACTCTTGTTGTATCAGAAGAAGCAACAATACCATTGTCTCCACCATTTACAGCTCTAGTTACTATAACTACAGGTGTTCCTGAGGCTGGGTTAGCTGCTGAAAAATCAGCGTGAGCATTGATAGCAGTAAAAATATTATCTGCTGTTGTATCGTTATCTTGATTTGGTCGCCACCCATTAGTTCCTGCTGGTGCAGTACCTCCTAATGCCTCAGATGTGAATACAACTGAAGTGCCATCATTCTTTTTTAAAGTAATAGTAGTGCCTACTGCTATGTTGGCATAATCAGTAACTGTAATTGTGCAACTAGCTTTAGACGCAGTTACTGTACCATATAACATATTGTAATATTGAGGAGTATCAACTCCATTACTAGATATTATATGATTTCCAAATTGCGTAAATGTTATGTAATCGGTATCATCTCCAGTAAGTCCTGTCTTTCTAGAAGTAAAAAGTCCACTAGCTAATTGCCAAATATCTGTTTTGGTTGCAACAAAATTAAAAATACCACCAACATTATTTCTAAAAGATCCTGCTCCTTTGGCGTGTTTCCCTACATTGTTAGATGAATAATTTACAAGAGATGGAAATCTCTTATATGTATTTTGTGCATAGTATACGTTAGTTGCTACGTTGGCTCCCTTTTTCAAGTGTTCTGCTTGATCTGGTAACCATTCACCAAAAAGTAATTGCATAATTATCTCTGTCTATAAAATGATAAATCTGTTTGAACATCTGTTCTTTGAACCACAGGTGCTCCACCATATGAATCTTGTTTATCGTTATTTTCACATCTTGTCATAGATGTGCCATACATTTGTAACCAATTTTGTACTTGTGATTGATCTAATCCACCAAGAAAGTTACTTGCATGATAAAGACTACCATACAAATATATACCTGGGTGATTAGCTAGGATCCAATTAGATGTATTGGATTCACTAAGTGATGTAAAAGATTTATAGTATGATAACTTACCAGTATAAGAAATATCAGGTCTAGGTCCAAATCTAAATTTCTCAACTTCGTTATCACTTTCTATTGTGTATGCTCTAGGCCTTCCAGTTCTAGAACCACCTCTTATCTCGTTCATGTTAGCTGGTGTAATATATTCTAATGGATATTTAACTGATGTTAAAAGTATATAAAATGATCTAACAGATATAAAACCTGTAGGAACAGTTACGTTTTCAGAGTCAATGGTTACATCATCCTGTTGTTCCATTTGCCTAATTCTTAATTTTGCATTGAAGTCTGCTTCAACTAATTTAATAAAATCATCTTGTATTGGTGAAGATAAATCAGATCTATTTAACCAATTGCCTATGGATGTTTTTAATGTTGAATATGTAGTTAGTGCCATTATAATTTTCCTTCTGCAGTTCTGAAATATTTAAATTCACTAGAGTTTAATTTCGTTCTCATTATTTGTCTTTGAATTTCTATAGGCAAACCAAACCAATTATTGTTACCATTGTATTCTTTTGCCCATAATTGTAAGACCAATGGAGGAACACTAGCAACTCTTTTCATTTCTCTTTCTTTAGAAAGATATCCATCGTTATGGTTATAAAGTTCTTTATTTCTTTTCATTAACTTATTAACATTTTGTTGTTTGTTAATAGTTAATTTACCATCTGATTCCTGGATATAACGAGTTGTTACTCCTTCTTCATGTTCTATTGATCTTACCTTACCCATTATTCTGTTAATTCGGTAACGTATAGCTCTCCATCACTACCACCAACTCTTAACACAGCAATTTTTTCACCTGTTGAAACTTTAATAAGTTCAACTTCAGTAGCTGGTAAATACGTTGTAGTTACTGCTGCTGTTGGTGATACTGCTACGTGAATATGGCAATTAATAGTGCTGACAACTCTAACGTATTCTGTATTGGCTCCAAATGCTGCGCTTGCAGAACTTGATGCTCCAGAAGTCAACTTCAAAACAGTTCCATGTCTTAATGCTACGTTCATGTTTTATTCTCCTTATGTGTTGGGTATGTTCCCAGAACGTTCCGAGAACATTTGCCCAAATTTAATTATCTTCTTACAACGAATGTTACTACACACTCACAAGAAGTTGAAGATGCACCACTCGAAATCATTTCGATAGTTCCATCTTCTAGTACGTCATTAGCTCCTGTAGGTACTGCTGTATCAACGTCACCAGCAGCAGATCCAGATTGAGCAACTGTAATTGCAGAGTTAGTCATAGCCACTCCGCCAATTTCCCAAGTTAGAGCTGCGTTAGCAGATGATATTGCGTTTTTAATTGTTGTTATAATTTTAATTACTTTACCATTATCTGGCACAGGTACGAATGTAGATCCTGCTGTACTAATATCTGTTATTTTAGCTGTTATAAAAAAGTCGTTTAATGTTCTCATTTTATTCCTATATTGTTCCGATCCTAACCTATCTCAGATCTTCAATGTTGAAATACTGCTAGGCGAGCAGACGTAAGGTTACTCGCCTATACAGTTATATTATTATGATGTAGTTAAGTCTGCAACTAAGCCTGAAGCTGCTTCATTTCTAGATTCCAGAGTCGCTTCTACTAAAAGCTGTCTTTTCTCTGTGTCTCCAGTTTTTGCAAGTTCATGCATAGTGAAGTCTCTTAAGAACGCAAGTCCAAAATAGTTCATGTCAAGAACCCAAGCATCTCTATCTCTAGAGAATCTATTAGGTACTACTTGCAGCTGACCGAAATCAGATGCGTAAACATCAACTGATGTGTATAAAGTTGCGTCTGCACCAGCATCAAATCTTGTACTGTTACCAGTGAAGCCTGACAATTTTTGCTTATTGAAAGGACCAACCATAATCATAGTTGGATCTCCACCAGCATTCCATACTGATTTAATTACTGTTTTAAGCGCTGACTCTGTGAAAGCTCTTTGTGTTCCATCTGTTCTGATAACGTCTCCTTTACCAGCTCCAGAAGCTCCACCTGCTCCAAAGTCATCATTAGTTGTAACCCAAGTGCCTAGAGTTCCCATCGTTCTTGCAGATGATGAACCAGCAGTTTGGTTTTCAATTACATTTGCAGTTATTGTAGATTCCATATCCCTTTTAAGCTCTTTAGCTTTTTTAGCGATTTGGTATGCTAGTTCTGATGCTCTTCCAGCTTTATCTACAGCTTCTTGAGTACCAGTAATAACTACTACTTTGTCCATTATTTGCGTTGAGTTAGACAATCTAGTTGTAGGAGTTAGTGCGTCAGCTGTTGCTTCGTCACCTTCCACTACAGCATTGTTTGAAACTGCTGCCGCCAATGAGTCGGTTTGCCATTCGTGTAATACAGCTGTTGCTGCAGTTTTTGCAGCTGAGCTTAAGAATGGCGTGTCTGTTGGACTTATGGAATAAATAACGTCAGAGAGATCTTCTCTTTCGCCAATACTATCATAAGTATCAAACGTGTTTGTTGGTTGTGCCATTGTTATTTACCTTTTTGTTTGAGATTTAAGATTAATCATATCAAGTATCGCAGACGAAGCATCTTTAATATGCCCTGTCTTTTTCAACTTGTCGATTTTACTTCTTATGCCTTCTCTACCAGAGGAATCATATCTCGCTGTTCCTGATTTTATAACTTTAGGTGCATTGGCTACTTTCTTCTGTGCGATAGGTTTTTTATCTTTAGAAGATTTGTAACTCATTGCGTCTTTTGCAACCATAAGAAATCTATGGTCGGCAAGACTCCCGATTTCATTATCATCAAAACCATAACTGCGTAATGAATTACGCATATTAGTTTTAAATGAATCTTGTTTATCAGGATCGTTATACTCAGGGATCTTTGTGGCTGCTAACTCTCTTTGTGCTGACAGGTAATCTTCATACTGTGTGTGCTGTGCCATTTGAGCTTTTGATTTCAAGTTTTGAACTTGTTCGTTTTGTTTTCTCAGTTGGAAGTCTAGCTTTGCAGCAGAAGTAGGATCTTCTTCATACATTTGTTGAAGATCTTTACTACCTGACTGTTGCCTGACAAATCCATCAGCAGTAGCTATAAGATCATTAAGTTCTGATAGTCGTGTGTCATAAGTTTGACGCAAACTACCCTTTTGGTTTTCAAGATCTCTCTTTTCTAAACCTAAAGTGTGAGTTTTTTGTCTATAATCTGAGTCTCTAGAATAACCTGCCTTCAGCTCATCGAGGCTAACCTCTATCTCTTGACCATTAACTTTTAGTTGGTGGAGATTTGGTTCCTCTAATTCTGTTGTTGTTTCTTCTTTTGTCTCAGTATTTTCAGTAACTGGTTCTGGAGTTGCTTCAGACTCGGCTTGACTCTCAGGTACTTCCTGTTTCTCAGTTTTAGTTTCTGAAGGTTCCTCTGTTTTAGTTTCAGTTTTTTGTTGTTCCTTTGTAGGATTCAATAGTCCTGAAATTTTTTCAGCTGCACCTTGAACATTTGTTTGTTCATCCATTGTAACGTTCCTTTCGAGGTTGACGTATATGAAGTTTCGTTAGATTAACTTCTTTTGTTTAATTGATCTAACTCTTGTTGAGTTAGTTTTCCACTTGTCATGATTGATTGTAAATGACCTCTGATTTTGTCTACTAAATTGTAGGCTACCCAAAGGTATGTACGTTTATCATTGTCTGTGAAACCTGTGTTAAAAATCTCTTGTTGATATATATCTAAGAGATCTTCAAATGCTTCTTTAAGCAGAGGATCATTTAGGAGCTGTTCTGCTCTTTTCCCCTGGCGTATTTGTTTTTCCTTGTTGTCCATTTACATTATCTTCATTAAAGAATTGTTGTTGACCTTTCACAATTTCTTTCATTAAGTTACCAGATGATTTAAGATCTTCTTGCTCTAACATAGATCTACGTTTAAGCTCAAGCTCATCTATTGAAGTTCCATATTTAAGTTCAATTTCTTTGATTTTTAATTCAAAGTCTAAAAGAGATTGTCTCATTTGTCCTTCAATACGTTTGGCTTCAGTTTCTGCCTTTAACTGTGCTCTTTGATTTTCACCTTGAACTTGAGCAAGTGTAACTTTTTCAAATTCAGTAGGTGGTTTCGGAGGTAGTTCTGGCATTTGAGCTTGACCAACATCTGGATCCATAAAGTATGGTTCTACACCATTGAGTCCTGCATTTTCAATAAGTTTCTTTAATGTGTTATATACATTTCTCAGATTAACCATTGGACCGAATGCATTTTGTTGTAAATTTATTGCCTGCATTTGTCTTTCTAATATAGCATTAAGTAATATTAGTTGTTGTTCTTTTGAACCAGTTCCTAATCCTACTGTAACAGAAACATTAACTCTATCTTTCCATTCAAACGGACGCATAGGAACATATTTGCCTCTAATTCTTATTATCTTTTCTTTTTGTTGATATTTACATACCAACTCAAACATTTTAAGGGCTAAATCTTTTACTCCAGTTTCAGCAAAGATTCTGGCAATTAACTCCATTCTCATTTGTGATTGTGTTAAGATTTGGTTTTGTCCAGTTGCTGTTTTATTTAAAGTATCAGGATTTAACCCTTGTGATTGTTTTGTTATACCTGTTCTAGTTTCTTTAACAGAATCTAAATAGTTTAACATACCACTTGCTTGTTCTGTGAGAGGCTGCATCGGAAGAGGCATCATAACATTTTGTGGCGGTTGTTTAGTTCTAACTATTCCGCCAGGACGATTAGTTAATAAATCATCCATAGCTACTTGCCCATCTTGTACTGCAATTCTATTGTTATTTGTTAGATACATATTATCTAACATCTGTCTCATTACTGTAGATTTAATTAATTGTATATCTTCTACTAATTCAGAAACAGATCTGCCATAAAATCTGTGAGGCATAATTACTGGTGTCATAGATATAAATGGAATAGTATCTACTTCTTCCATATCTAAAAGATCAAAAGCTCCATCACCTGCTAAAAGAAATTTAACTAATTCTGATTTTCCATCTTGATTGACATCCATTCTACAATAACATTCATGAATTAAAACTTCAGAAGCACTTCCTTCTCTATCTGTAGTTGATGTATCAATGCTTTGATGACGTACAAAAGCATCTGCTCTTGTATAGTCAGAATTACCTGAGGGTAATTTTTCTACTAATTCTGGATCATAACCCATTTCAACAAGTTCTGATCTTGTTTTTCTTGTTCTATGACAAACAAAATTTGACGAGTCTATATCTTTAACTCGTCTTTCAATTAAAAATTCTTCAGGTGGTACAGGTTCAATTCTAACTTGACCATATAATCTTGTTCTTTCAATGACGATATCATGTAAATTAAATTTATCTAATTCTTTGCCTTCCTCATCTAATACGGGTTCTTGATATTCTGAATGATTTTTAACTTTGACTTCAGGATCAGATACTAAATTTTCTAATTCTTCATCTGTTAATCTATTGTATTCTTCTCTTTCGGACTTATTAGAATCATCCCAATATACTTTTAAAATTCCATTTTTCTGTATTAATGCATCTTTAAAACAAGTGTATAATGCTACAAATCCTTTGTTCTCTTTATAAAAAATATAATTTAAATAGTCAGAACATTGTCTAGCCATTTCATCATCTTCTGGTCCAACACCTTCACAAGCAAATACATTGTCTCCTGAAGTAAAGATCTTCATAAGAGAAGGCATTAAACTTTCTACGACATCTAAAACATCATTAGAAACAACTTGTGAACGTCCTTCTTGTTCATTACCAAGAGGCATTCCCAAATAATATTCTAATGATTTTTTACGCTTTGCAACTAATTCACCACCTATGAATCCTGTTGCATTTTTAATTTCTCTATTTAAAACAGCTAATATTTCCTGTTTTGATTTTGGTTGTTTTTTTGTCATACTATATATCTCGTATCAATTTTTATTGGTTTATCCCATTCACTTACATCAATTGGATCATGCACAGCTCCATACCTAAAAGCATCAGCTGCGTGTGAGCACCAATCGTGTAAAGGTTTATTTTTAAATACTTGGTTTTTATCATCCCATTGTTTACGATATTGTCTTAATGCATCTATACCTTGTTTGCATTTAACTCTATCAAAGTAACAACGTGGTAACATATTTCTTACGGATTCTATTCCATGATCAATTTCTAATTTAGGAGCTACTTCAAAATCTATTCCTAATTCGTTTGAAACTTCTAATCTAGATTTTCCTGTTCCTAATTCACGTGCCATTATATCATGAGGCGCCACATGCCGACTATATACATATCCTCGTGCTTCGAGAACGTCTGCATAATGAGCTAATGATTCTCCAGATGTTTCATAATAATCAATACAATGAATTTCATTATTAACTCTCTGTATAAACCATATGCTAGTCGAATCTCCTATCCCCAAATCCCACCATGTTTCCACACCTACATGTTTATCCACAGGCACCTCTCTGATTTTTCCATCATTGTCAGATTGAGTTATTATTCTTCCATAATAACTGCCAGAGACAGCTGCAGTAAAAGAACATTCGAACTCTTGGTCGTACTGTTCTTCTGTCATAATGGCACGTGCCTGTGCCAGCTCCTCAACTGGAATCACTTTGGTTTCAGAGGCTCTGTAAATTTTACCCATCCAGTCTTTATGACCACGTTGAGCAAAATCATAAACTTCCCAGAATTGATTATGCCCCATTGGTGTTCCAATAAACATTACCCATCCTAGTTTATCGGATATTGCAGGTCTGATAATTTCTGTCCAAACCCTAGGCGACATAATAGCATATTCATCCAGGACAACTCCGTCAAATCCCATTCCACGTATACTGTCAGGATTATCTGCACCAAATATTTGAATTCGGCTTCCGTTAAAGATATCTATTCTTAACTCAGTCTCGTTCCTATTGCCTCCTAAATACATTAGAGGCTTTGTATAAAATTTTAAATATTCCCAAGCAATTGATTTACCTTGTCTATATGTTGGCGCTATAAATGCACATAGCGATCTAGGTTTAGCAGTTGCTGTTTTAATTAATTCGTTTATTGAAAGTACACTTTTTCCAAATCGTCTATGGCATACTAAGACATTAAATCTTTTTTTATTTTCGTGTATTTCTCTTTGGTGTTCCCTTGGTTTGTAGGGAATTAATATTTTTTTAGTCTTTTTGCCATTCAACTTTGATTGCAATTGGTTCATCGGTTCCTAATTGAGTTGTAGTAGAAGCTAACCTAGGATGAATATATGGTGCAGCTTTTTCTGCTGCATACATCTTCCTATCAGGTGAACTCATAGGATTATTTAACACAGATAAAAGATAATCCAAAGGAGATAAATTATGTTTCTCTGCTAATTCTATTAAACCCTTCCAGGGCTTTTGGCTTTTGGCTCCTAAAGGTCTACCAGAACCTTTTCGTTTTCCACCATGATCTTTATCTACTGTCATTTAAAATAACCATTTACCTTTAGACATAATCGTTCTACCTGCTGTGGGATCTGAAGCTCCACCCCATGTTCTAGCTTTAGTCTTTTTCATTTTTCTATAAGATCTACTTCCTGCCCAAATTAAAGCAG